TGTTTGCTTGGAAGGTAGAGTACATAGCGTAACTGGTGTAGAAAGAAAATGGAATTTAGACCATTGTCATGATAGCAATACATTCAGAGGCTTCTTATGCTCTAGTTGCAATAAAGCGATGGGCTTCTTTGGAGACGATATAGCAATCTTTGAAAGAGTTATAAAATATTTAAACAAACATAGAGAGGAACTTTATGAAGAAGGAAAAAAAGAAAAAGAACTTAGACACGTTAGTACATGACATCTATGCTAAGCTAGACACGCTTACAGAAGGAAAGTCATTAGGTGTGTCAGACGAAACAGCTACTGCCTTTGGTGATGCTATGAAAAATGCATTACTTAGCTGGTCGGGAGAGCATCCAGTAGATAAACAGACATTAAGGATGTCTAATATTGGTAAGCCTAACAGACAGCTTTGGTATGATATAAAAACAGAGCCAACAAGCAAGGCTTTCGCTGCACCAGTACAGATTAAGTTTCTATATGGGCATATCTTAGAAGAAGTTATGCTCTTTTTGGCTCGTTTAGCAGAACATGACGTAAGTGCGGAACAAAAAGAAGTTAAGGTTGATGGTATTAAAGGACATATGGACTGTAAAATAGATGGTGAAGTTGTAGATATTAAGACAGCTTCAGGTTTTGCGTTCAAGAAATTCAAAGAGGGCACACTACCTGACGATGATCCGTTTGGTTATATGGCACAGATAGCAGGATATGAAGAAGCAGAAGGTACACATAATGGTGGCTTCCTTACTCTTAACAAAGAGAATGGAGAGCTTGCTTTATTTAGACCTGATGAATTAGATAAGCCTAATATAAAAGATAGAATAAAACTATTAAAAGAACAGCTAGAAGAGGACACACCTCCTGAGAAGTGTTATGCTCCTGTGCCCGATGGTAAATCTGGAAACATGAAACTTGCTAGAGGATGTGTATATTGTAGACACAAGTTTGAGTGTCATAAGGACACCAATCTAGGATTAGGTCTTAGAGTTTTTAAGTATTCTAAGAAGTTTGAATACTTAACAAATGTTGCAAAAATACCAAGAGTAAAAGAGGTTACTAGTGAGTGGAAAAAGAGACAAAAAACTACGTAAGAAAGGTAGACAAATATTAGTGGAGTGGTTACACTCTGTTATTCCTGATACTGCGGACAAGACTTTAATTAATGTAGATAATTTGGAAGAGTATTTACCCGAACAAACACACACATATTTTAATAAAAAGTTTTGCCTTAGTGCCTACTCTTTGAGATGGATATACAAACGAGTTAAAAGAAATCCTGATCTAACCTTTGAGCAGCTTGAAAAAGATGTAGCAAAAGAACAACAAATTAATGTAGTAAAAGAACAAGGACAATATTTATGACAAAGAAAAAAAGAAGTACAAAGATAAAAGAATTGGAAGATGCAGGTGAAATAGAAATTGATATAAACAAAATAGAATTAGAAGAATTGTTGATAGCTGTAGGCGGTGTTTTATTTTCAGGTACATTAATAGAAGAATTAGATACACCTATAATGGTACGCTTAGAAGATTTAATTAAAGAAGAAATAATCTTTAGGGAACAAGCAAAGGAGACAATACATTAAATGAAAAGAAAACCTAGAAAGAAAAGACCAATAGAGAAAGGGCTACCTAAAGGATATGACTCTAAGTGGGAGTACGATCTTCACCAAGAAGAACTACAACACTGGGAACACCACAAAGGAATCATAGATTATAGTATTCCACATAAGTATCATCCTGATTTTATTCGTATCTTAGAAGGTAAGGTTATCTATCTTGAAGCTAAAGGAAGGTTTTGGGATTATGCAGAGTACAACAAGTACAAATGGATTAAAGAGATACTGCCAGATGATTGTGAGCTAGTCTTTTTATTCTCTAATCCCTCTGCTCCTATGCCCGCAGCAAAGAGAAGAAAGGATGGTACTAAACGAAGCCATGCAGAATGGGCATCAAAAAATGGATTCAGATGGTACAGCGCAGAGAGTTTACCTAAAAAATGGATAGAATAATGGAAGAATTAATGGAACACGCACATAAGTTAATGGATGAGGATTTAGTCAATAACCCACCACACTATAATAACGGCAAGATAGAATGCATAGATGCTATTGAAGCTATGCTAACACATGAAGAATATGTAGGCTATCTTCGTGGAAATTCACTCAAGTATCGTTGGAGGTTTCGTTATAAGGACTTTATACAGGACTTAAAGAAAGCTGAGTGGTATGAGAACAGACTATTAGAAGAGTTAAAAAAGAATGCCGACAAAGTTTAAACAATCATATACATCAAGAAACAGACAGACTGGTGTAGTGACTACAACATATTACTGGATGAAAGGAATTTCAAAGCGTGTTCTGTTTGAAGAATTAAACAAGGAGAGCACTCCATTAAAATTGAAACATAAGATTAGAAAAGAATTAAAAAGAAGAGGTATTAAAATAAGGAATAAAAAATGAATAAGTTACCAACACAATATCAAGAATTCATACATCTGAGTAGATACGCGAGATGGAATGAAGACTTAGGAAGACGAGAGAACTGGCAAGAGACAGTTAATAGATATTTTGATTTCTTTGAAACACACTTAAAAGATAACAATAACTTTAAGCTGACTAAGAAACTACGAACAGAGTTAGAACAAGCTGTTCTTAATTTAGAAATAATGCCAAGCATGAGAGCCTTAATGTCAGCAGGGCCTGCATTAGAAAGAGATAATGTTGCAGGTTTTAATTGTGCTTATGTTGCTGTAGATAATCCTCGTGTGTTTGATGAAACACTTTACATACTTATGTGTGGTACAGGTGTGGGGTTCAGCGTAGAGCGACAGTATATTAATAAACTTCCTGATCTTCCAGAAGAACTACACGATACAGATACCATCATTAAGGTAGCTGATTCAAAGATTGGATGGTCAAAAGCATATAAAGAATTTTTATTTTTATTATACTCAGGGCAAGTACCTAAATGGGACCTAACTAATATTAGACCACATGGCGCAAGATTAAAAACTTTCGGTGGTCGTGCTAGCGGGCCTGATCCATTAGACGATTTACTTAGATTTACTATTAATATTTTTAAAGATGCAGTAGCTAAAGGACAAAAGAAATTAGTATCAATTGACTGTCATGATTTGATGTGTAAAATAGCAGAGGTTGTTGTAGTGGGTGGTGTTAGACGTAGTGCTTTAATCTCACTCAGCAATCTCTCAGATGAAAGAATGCGCGGTGCTAAGTCAGGTTCTTGGTGGGAGCATAGTCAACACAGAGCATTATCGAATAACTCAGTAGCTTATACAGACTCAGCAGAGATGGGTGCATTTATGAAAGAGTGGTTATCTCTATACGAATCTAAGAGTGGTGAGCGTGGTATCTTTAATAGACAAGCTGCTGAAAAACAAGCAGCAAAGAACGGAAGACGAGAAGAATACAAAGACTTCGGTTGTAATCCTTGTAGTGAGATCATATTACGCAACAAACAATTTTGTAATTTAACCGAAGTTGTTATTAAGCCTACTGATACATATCATAATCTACAGAAGAAAGTAAAACTAGCTACAATTTTAGGAACATTTCAGGCAAGCCTAGTTAATTTTAGATACCTAAGTAAAGCATGGCAGAATAATACAATTGAAGAAGCTCTACTTGGTGTATCCTTTACAGGTATAATGGATAACATAACTATGAGTGGTAGAGGGAGCGCTGGTTTATTAGAAGGACAATTAAAAGATTTAAAAGATGTTGCAATAGTAACAAATAAAACATGGGCTAAAAAACTAAAGATTAACCAATCCTCTGCTATTACTTGTGTCAAGCCTAGCGGAACTGTTAGTCAGTTAGTCAATAGTGCTAGTGGTATTCATACTAGGCATAGCCCTTATTATATAAGGACTGTTCGTGCCGATAAAAAAGATCCGTTAGCGCAGTTGATGGTAGACCAGGGAGTATATCACGAAGACGATATAACAAAACCAGAACATACTTATGTATTTTATTTTCCAATTAAAGCGCCACCTAAATCTGTAACAAGAAACGAATTAGATGCTTTAAATCATTTAAAACTTTGGAAGTTTTATCAGGATGAATGGTGTGAACATAAACCATCGTGTACTATTTCTGTTCGTGAACACGAATGGTTAGACGTAGGCTCATGGGTATGGAAAAACTTTGATAATGTATCAGGTATCTCGTTTCTACCTCATACCGATCATTCATATAAGCAAGCACCATATCAAGAAGTAACAGAAGATGAATATAAAGAGTGGCTAACTAAAACTACTAGCTCTATTGATTGGTCTTTAATAACTGAATATGAAAAGGAAGATATGACTGAGAACACTAAAGAATTAGCGTGTACTGCTGGTGCGTGTGAGATTCTATAATGAAAAACACAGAAAAAATTGAAGCTAAATTGCTAACCTTTCAATTAGTTTTAGATGCAAAAGGAAACATCTGGACAGATATTGGTGGGTTGCCAGAACACCAAATTAAAAACTGTTTTAAAAATCGTGAAGATGCCCATGTAATTGAAACCATAGTACGAGAAGGTAAAATAAAATTACAAGCTATTCATCGTTATTTAGAAAATGAAGTTACAGCTATAGAGTATGTAGAATGAAAGAAGAAAAAACAATTGAGTCTAAAATATCAGACATCATAGGATTCTTTATGTCTTTAGATAAAGAAGATAAGATACTAGTGTTTAGAGTTTTAAAAGAAATTATGGAGAAAGAAGAATGAATATAAATGTATATATAGGATACGATAGAAGACAAGATGAAAGTAAAGGTTATCCAGACTTGGTTAATCCGCCTTACTCTGTTGCGAAAGCTTCTATCTTAAAACATTATAAAGGACCTGCTGATCAACTAACTATCCAACCAATTAAATTGAATGATGTAATTGAAGCTGATCTATATAATAGAATCGAAGATCCATTAGCATCTACCGAATTTACTTATAGCAGATTCTTGACACCATACTTAAATAATTATAAAGGAATAGCAGTATTCTGTGATTCCGATTTTCTATGGCAATGTGATATTAGAGAACTCTTAGAGTTTTATAATAAGAAATATTCTATAATGTGTGTCCAACACGAACACATTCCACCAGAGAATACCAAGATGGATGGTTGTAAACAAACACAGTATCCAAGAAAGAATTGGTCAAGTATGATGATGTTTAATTGTGCGCATCCTGACTGTGCAAATTTATCGGTAAAGAATATTAATTTGAAAGAAGCTAAATATTTACATCGTATGGGATGGACAGCAGACATAAACATAGGACATATACCACCAACATATAATTGGTTGGAAGGATGGTATAATGGTAATATAAATCCAAAAGTAATTCACTATACTAGAGGCGGACCCTGGCACGAAACTTGGAAAGGAGACTATCATGAAAATTGGAGAGATGCTTACTATGATTTAGTAGCATCATCTAAAGCAGTTAAAAATTTTGGAGGCGAAGGACCGTTTTAAGATGAGGGTTATGTGGGATAAATTTTATTATAGACCATTACCTGCTTGTATAACTATAAAAGAAAGTGAAATAGATGAGCTAGGTCTTTTTGCTACTCAAGACATAGAAGCAGATTATGACTTTGGTACTTCACATATAAAAGTACCTCCAATAGTAGGATATATAAGAACTCCTATCGGTGGATTCTTAAATCATTCAAAGGAATCAAACACTACTATAATACAACTTAACCAATGGGATGATTATAAAATTTTTAATTTAATTGCAATCCGTAAAATAAATAAAGGCGAAGAAATTCTACTTAATTATGAACACGGAGATAGCAAAGGTATGGTATATAGCGATGCAGAATAAAGAGAAAGAATGGGCAGAAGTAAATCAAATTTTTGAATTAAAATATCAGAAGTGCTACAATTATCGAGACTTTGATGACTTTGAAAAGCAATGGAAAGATATTTTTACAAAGTTTGGATTACACAAAAACTATTTTAATAATAAAGTATTATTAGATATTGGTTGTGGATCAAGACCTGCACTTTCTTACTTCAATTCAAATAACGAGAAGCATTGTATGGAGCCGTTACTTGATGACCTCATGAAAGTAACAAAAAACAAAGATAAAGTTTTCTCTGGAGTAACTCGGTGGCATAAGAAAGAAAACCTACCTGATACAAATATTAGTAAATGGTTCACGGAAGAGGACTACAAATTACATTCAGTACCTTATGAGACTTTAGTACCAGAGCTTAAAAACAAAGTAGATTTTATACTTTGTTGGAATGTATTAGATCACGGTTATGATTGGAAAACAGGCTTGAATAATATACTACTCTATCTAAAGAAGGGGGGTTTATTACTATTAGGAACTGACTTCGAGGCTCATAAGTATCATATTGGTATAGATAATCCAGATGACTTGAAGGAATTAATTAGATATAATTTTGAAGTTACTACAATCTTAGGTGTTAAGAAACAAATATGGGATAGAGATTATATGGTATTAGCGCGGAGATGAAATGATAAATCCAATCCATAAAGAAATAAGCGGAAAGAATATTATATTAGTGGGTAACTCCGTGGAGATTTTAGAATACGAATACGGAGATACTATTGAATCTTACGATGTTGTTGTAAGGTTTGGAAGGGGAGTACCTACACCAGCTAATGAAAAGTCAATTGGAAAACGAACAGATATTTGGGTAACAGGATTGTTAAGAAAGAACTATGCAAAGCATTTTCCTGAAGCTTTTAAATTGTTTAATCGTAATAGAATATATATAAGCAGGCATCTACCAAAAGATAGACTACCAACTTATGAGTATATGGAAATGTTTTCAGACAAGGAACTGCTTGAAATATATAAAGAATGTGGATATGTAGACTGTGATAAGTACGCTAAAAGACCATCAGCAGGCTTCCTAACTCTTCTTTATTTTACTAGAATAGCCAAGGATTGGAAAAGCTTAACACTTATAGGATTTGATTTCTTTGCTAAGACTTATGCAGATAAACCAGGAGTTGCAAAGGTTTCTAGTTGGCATAAACCAGTAGCTACTATTCGCCACAATCCTCATCATACTACTAAAGAAAGAGAGTATGCTTTAAGTTTAGAAGAGTTGAAGGTTATCAAATGGATAAAGCTTTCAGATTTTATAATAGAAGATATATATTCATTTAAACATTCTAAGCGTTAAGATAATAAATCAAAATGCATCAGCGTATCAAATATTAGCCAAACAAATATAATACGAAACATTAGGCGGTATCTTTTAAAATCACTTACTAATGTTCCAAATTCTGCTTCATCTATCTGTATTCGTGCCACTATCCAATTTTAATTTGTTTAGGCTTCTTCTCATCGGGTATAATTCTTTCTAAAGATATATTTAACAGTCCATTATCTAAGACTGCCTCTATCACTTCAACATCTTCAGCTAAACTAAACTCCCGGGTGAAGGAGCGTTGTGCTATTCCTTTATGTAAGCCCACTCCTGGTTTATCTTCTTTAGAAGACTCATAAGAAATTCTTAAAGTATTCTCTTGTACTTCTACCTCAAGATCTTTCTTATCTATACCAGCAAGCGCAACTTCGATAGTATATTTATCTCCGTCTCGTATTACATTATAGGGTGGGTAATTAGGCAACACTTTGGAGCCTGCCGCCATTTGTGCTATTCTTTCAAAGTGGTCATCGAACCCTAAGAACAGCGATGAAAATATAGGATCTCCAAAATCCACTAGCCCATGACGAGCTAGATTTGAGTTTCTTGTTATCATTTTTATCTCCTTATTATAAGCAAGAATTTTAAGACCTATTTAGAATAGATCTCACCAGTGCCTCTTAGAGCCTCATATGAGCGTTCTAAAGGACTTTTACTTTTTAAAGTAAGCTATCGCTTCTTTTACAGTCTTACTGCACCATACGGCTGCATCTTGTAAAAGTGTTGGAAACATGTACCAACATGCTAATACACTACATACTACTAACCATGAAAAGATAGTCATTTCTTACCTCCACCACCGCCAGGTTTTCTAGGAGTATCAGAAGTGTCTGGTCTATCCTTATTACCTTTTGTGATTTTATAAATAGCTATTACTGCAAAGAGGCATACAATACCTACAATTTCTATATCAGTCATAATTTTTTCCTATTTGTTTAAAGTTATTAATAAATCGTAGCACATGTCTGTCTTAACTGAATCAGCTTTCTCTATGTTACAATATTTTTTTAGTAAGGTTGTCCACCATATGTCAGGTTTAACAAGTAAGTGTGCGTTTCTTCCGTCTGATAAAATCTTCTTCGACTTTTGTAATGAAATACTAAGTAAAGCTTTCTTATTAAATTTAGAAACTAAATGTTCTAATACATCTTCTATACACTCAGGTTCTATATGTTCTAAAACATCTGTACATAAAAGATAATCTTCTGGTTCAGGATCATCAGACCATTCAAACATTGCTGGATCATAGTTAGAAACTTCAATCGGAAGAAACCAACCTAAGTTTTCTCCTTTACCGCAACCATAGTCTAAGAGTTTTTCAACATTGTTACAATATAAAAAATTAGCTATGTAAAGAATGTTTCCTCTTGGTCCTGTTCCCCAATCTTCATCCAGTCTATGAATCTCTTGAAGCTCTCTTCGATATGCTTCAGTCAGCAACACAACTACTTCTTTGTCTTATTCATTAGACCAATTGCGCCACGAACACCGAATGAAGCCGCAACAATAACAGAAAAAGTATACTGATACCATGCTGGCATCGTATCCAAAACTGCAAAGCCTTCTCGTACATAAGGTACAAGACCAGGAATGAAGCACATTATAAGTGGTATACTAATCAAAAGCGTAAGGTACTCATCTTTCCATGAGGTTGAGCTATTCGTCTGCGCAATTTCATCCCAACTTGCTGCATTCGCGGCTTTAGCTTCAGACTTTTTTATTCTTCCATTAAGATAAGTCGATGCTAACTTACTGATAGTTTTTAATATGCTCATCATCTTTATACATAACCTCTTCAGCTAGTTGTTCAAATAGACTTCTGAAGTTTTCTAAATTCATAAAGCCTAGATCTAATTTAATTTGTTTAAGCCTATAAATATTATAAGCTTTTATAAGTTGTTCTTCTGTATACAATAACATAGTTTATTATAGGAACAAATATAGGATTTGTCAAGTTTATTTTATTGTATTGGTGCTTCGGAAGGATTCATCGCTCCGTACCATTCGTTTGCTTTTTCTAATCTTCTATCCATATGTGGAGTGCCTGGTCTTTCCCACATAGTAGAAAATGCAGTTGTAATCTCATCCACATTTCCTTTTTCAAAGACCTCTCTTAAACGTCTCGCTGTTTCTCTGCCTATTAAGTCTTGACGATCTCCATAAATTGTATCGTGTACAAATTGGATTTGTGAACGATTACTATCTGCTATTTGTTTATCTTTTAAATAGGCATCATAAGCAGATTTCTTTCCTTTAGGACTAGGATCTAGACCAAACAGACCATGAGCATCGTTATATCCTTTAGAGGTATGATCATATTTAGGAGACTCTACTGCAATATTTCCAAGTAAAGCAGCTTGTACTTCTTTTCTAGAAAACCCTGCTTCTCTTAAATCTTCAGCTAGAGAAGGTCTTTTCTTAGCTGTTACTTCTATCTCTTTTATCCGTTCTTTTCTTTTCTCTTTATATCTTTTTTCTAGTGCTCTCCTAAGTACTCTTCCAGCCGTTCCTCCAAATAACATTTGTTCCCTAACATAACCGCCCTCTCTTTTTGCTTTTCTTTTCTTTAGAATTTTCTTTAAACTCTTTACTTGTTTTTCTGAGATAGGCGCAACACCTACATGTAGTAGCAAACCTCCTCCTTTAAAACCTAAACGATGTAAGGGTTCTTCGACTCCATCTAATAATCCACCGCCTTTGAATCCTAATCTTTCCATAGGATTATCGAAAGGAAGGCGAGTACGAGAATCTATTCTTTCTGACGGATCTTCAATTACGTTAGAAACTGGGTAGTCTTTCATATTTACTTTACCGCCTTCAAAGAAAGTTAATCCACTAGAACCTGATATAGCTGTTTTTCTTGCAAACTCATCATTTGGAACATCTTCAAAACTACCTCCTCTTAATTGCATTATTCTATTTACAATGTTTGTAATATCTCTACCAAAAGGTAAAGGTTTAAGAGCTTCAACTGTAGCACCTTCATAATCTCCTACTCCTAAATCAGCACCTAAAGCTCTTGGTGTTCCTAGCAGTCTATTCATATAGGCAAATAAAGGAGTTATATTTTCTATTGGAGTACTGATTGCTCCTCCTCCTAAGAACCTAGTCATCTTTTCAACGGGCCAAGGAATGATACCACCTACTGTAGCAGATTCTTGAAACCATCTTCCAGACAACATAGAAGGTTTATTATCTTCGTAGTATTTAACACTAGGACTTGTTATAATTTGCATTTCTCTAATACCACCATAGATAGTTAATGCACCTATCATTTTAATAGCTAGTGCAACGTCTCCATCTTCTACTCTTTTTACCAGAGAATTCATCTGTGCAGTTTTAGCTTGTGCCCAAGATAAGAACATACCTAAAGAACGTATATAAGGATCATGATGCTGCGCAAAGTGAAGTCTGTTTCCTGATGTAGGTATTAAAGTATTCATATTCCATCCGTTGATTCCAGCTCGTATTAACGGAATTTGTCCTTTGGTATCTTTCATAGCTTCATCAAGATTTTTAAACTTACTTAAATATTTAACCTCATGTCTTTTTAAACCTAATTCATTTAGTTTGTTTACATTAGCCTTAGAAAGTTTTTGTTTCTTTACAAGCTTCTTATTAAGCACTTTACTAAGAGTAAATGCTTCTTGAATTCCAGTATTAAAAGAAAACTTTATACTGTAGTCTGTTAAAGGAGTCATTTGATTAAATCTAAAGAATTTATTTGTCCACTCACTTACCCAAGAATAAGGACCTTCTATCATATGTGCAAGTTTTTCTTTTTCCCAAGCACTTCTAGGAGCAGTTCCTTTTAAAGATTCTTTATATCCTGCAAAACCTAAGTCTTTAGCAAAGTCTTTTTTCTGAACGTGCATTTTTAGTAAAGCTTTAACAGCAGAAAAGTTTCCAGCATTCTGAAAAGGTTGTACTAGATCAGCTAATTGGATAATACCTGAACGAGTTAACATAGTTGTATTACCTAAGAAGGTTAACACAGCCATCATTCCTCTTCCATGATCACCACCAAAAACTTCGTGCCCAACTCCAATTGTTTTAAAATATCCATTCACTTGTTTACCTAAGAACTTTAATTTTTGATCAAGCTGTGCTTTAGTAATCTCTCCTCTTGCCGCTTGGGAATTTAAAGATCTTCTAGCATGTCTTAAATTTTCAAAAACTCTCCCTCCTTTAGAGCTTGTTCTAATTCCCATAGCTCTACCAAACTCAACACCTCTTACTGTATTGTCTACCCAAAGTTTTAAAACTCTATCCACATCTTGTTCTAAGAAATCTTCTAAGTGTCTTAAAGCAGATGTCTTTGTAATTTGTCTTGCTTTATCAAAGTTATCGAGTAACGGAATACCTGTTCCTGATGCATGATGTTTTGCTCCTTTTTTAACTCGTAGCATAGGATCTATTAGCTCGTCTAAACTTAATTCTTTAGTTTTAGCCTCTCTTAAAGAATTAACAATACTATCTGTTCTATCGTCAGCCCATTTCTTTCTTGCATCTTTACCTCTTACCTTTTTAATATTATCTGCCCACTCTTCTTTAACAGCTTTGTTCATTTGTTTCCAAAATACACTTTTTCTAATTTGGTTCTGTGGAACAGCATCTATTGATTCTACTATTTTATCAAACATGTATGACTGAGGCAGTCCATAGTTAGATATAGCTTCAAATTCTTTACCAGATGCTTTAACATATTTATTTACAAAGTTATCTCTAAACTTCTCGACATTAGGTATAAGTACTTTTACATTTGCCACATCGTCCGCAGTAAGAGAAAACTTTTTAGTCGCTGTTTTAAGAGTATCTAGATTCTTAATAATTCTAAAAGCCACTATTCGTTGTGTCTCAGTACTACCTTGCATTACTCTAGCAATTAAAGGACTAAATTCTACCATTAAATAATCTGCTATTTTTTCTGCACTATTAATACTCTTCTTACCTTGTCCACCTTGAATATGATAAAGTAAACGAGTAATAGTTTCTACTGGACCGCCATGAGATACTCCTTTAGATGCTGCTGTTCCTGCTGTTTGTACCTTTAAGAAATTATGTAAGGCAATCATCTTTTGATTTTTAAATATACCAAAAGCTTTTTCTTTCTCTAGCCCTGTAAGGAAAGGAGTTTTTTGAATCTGTTTCTGAGCTACTCCCAAGAACATTCCTGTAAGAACAAAACCATAGATTAAGTCAGGATCTGATTCTTCGTCTAGAATAAAACTTCCTGATAAATAACCTAGACCTCCTCCCATTAAAGGTCTGAATCCTTCATACATTATAGTATTTAATATGTTGTCAGTTAATGTACCTTCTTTTTTGTGCGCAATAATTGCTCCGTTCTGTAAAGAAGCTCTTCCTTCGGCTATTCTTTTTAACATAGGAGTCTGTTGTTTTAGAAGCTTATCAGCAATTAATTTTTTCTTTTTTAAAGCTGCTAATTTTTGATGACTATAAGGCAGTTTAAGCCCGAACCCTGGTAGTAATGTTTGCTGAGAATCTTTACCTCCTTTAAATAGGTCTTTAGCTTTTTGATTTTCTTTTAGCGCCAACCTGTAAGCATCTTGATCTCCTTTAGCCTTATGAATTCCTCTTGTAAATGCAGGCATAATATCTAGATCATCACCTAATCTTGTGAAGATTCTTGTATAAGCATCATCACTCATCATTTCCATAGCAACTCTTTCTATGTCTGCTGCTTCTTTTTTAGTGAGAGTTATTTCTGGTTCGTCTACTATAGTATTCTTCTTGGTAATTTTCTTACCGCCTTTATCTACACTAATATCCATATCCTTACCACGAGGAGCTTTAAATTTATCTGCTAATAGTTTACCTCCAAAAGAAGAAACACCTCCCATGCTTCCAGCAAATAATAAACTGCTCGCGTTAACTTCTCCGTATGCTGCATATTCATACAAAGCCATATCACCTACACCTACACCAGCACCAAAACCTGTGGCTGCCATCTTACCCATCTTTGCAACTTTTGCCCAAGGTAAGAAGAAAGTTACAGGATCAGCAAAAGCAGTAGCAACTCTTCCAGCTATTACTTTTAAATCACCTTCCCTACCTCTGAAATCCTCACCATATTTTTCTTGCATATAAGAAAATATTTTATCTCTTCTTTCTGTTTCTTGTTGCTTTAATGCTTCGTTAAATGACATATCACTTGTAGCACTAGTTGCACCAGCTTTAACCATACGCAATATATTACCAATAGTATGTCTTTCTAATTTTGCTCCTAATTCATACAGTCCTTCGTCATCTGTAGGAGCGATTTGTTGTGCTATAATATTTGCTCTCTGACCAATTTCACCATGTAGTTTACTTTTTGCTTTTGCTGCTTCTTCTGCTTCTTCTCGTGTTTTATATATCTCAAGTCTACCAGGATCTTTTCTTTTCCAATAATCATAAAGTTGATCTTCTTGTTCTTGAGAAGGTCTAAGACCTACTAAATAACCATCATCTAATAACGCAGGTAAATTGACATATGTACCATCCTCACGTTCATGGGTAACAGTATTTGAAGTCACATAGCGCTTACTAACATCGTCTTTATAAAAGACAACGCCTTCTGCTGTAGCTTCTCTTGATAGGTATCTTCCTCCTGGAATAGGAGGTTCTGAAATTGTAAAACCAGAAAAGGTTTTCTCTTCTTTTTCTTCTACTATTTGAGGCTTTTCTACCTCTGCTTCGGCTATTTCTGCTTCTTCTTCGTCTATTTCTTCTTGTTCTTCGAGAGCTTCTAGCTCTTCTTGACGTGCTTCTGCCTCTAAACGCTTACGTTCTTCTTCTTCTTCTCTCTTTTTACGCTCTTCCTCTGTCTCTTCTTCTTCAGAAAAGACTTGTGGAATTGCCTGCTCACTCTCAAAACTAAAAGGCATTAGATTACTCTCCTTTGAGTATAGCTTTTATTATATCTTCTGCCGCAAGCTTTCGTTCTTCCATAGATAACTTACGATAGGCTGTTCCTGTGTGTTTTTTAATTAAACTTCCTACTGGACCATATTGTTCTTTGGCTATAGCTTTTTCAAGTTTTTCAATTCTAGTCTGATCCATAGAGCTTAGAACTGCGGGAACTACTCTTTCTAATAAAGAACCAACATTACCTATTATCTCTTTCTCTTTAGCTTTACGCTCAGCTTTTTCTCTTGCTCTTCTAGCTTTACCTTCTGCTTTAGTCTCCGTTTTTCTTTTCTTCTTCGGAGTAGCAACTACCTCAGGTTCTATCTCAGGTCTTTTTTCTGCTGTAACTTCAATCTCTTCAATCTCTGGAGCAGTAGGAGTAGTAGGAGTCTCTAATATTTCATCCATTTGTCTTCTTGTAGCTGTTACCTCTATCTCTTCTATTTGTGGCGGAGGTGGAGGTGCGTAGTCAGCCATTATATTATCTACCTCGTCTTCTAACTCAGGTCTATATTCTTTAATCAGATCTCGCATTCTATTTAGCTCAGAAAGTGATTGTCCTTCTTCCATATTCTTTTTAAAGTCATTAGTTATAGCAACAGGATCCATAGCCATAAGAGCTTCTGCCATAGTTCTTTCTTTTTCTTCTAATCCTTCTAGTTTCTGTTGTATAAACTGTTCTTGCTCTTTTTTCTCCATACGCATCAAAGCTTTTTCAGTATCAGATATGACATTAAACTTTGAAACATAAAGATCATTATCATCTCTCCATGCTGTATCAAATACTCTTTGATCTCCTTCTTCTTTTGTAAAGATAAAGTTTTCTTTAATTGTTTCATTTATAGCTTGAGCCATCATCTCAGGAGTTATATCTATAATGGGATTAGGATCATTCGGTGTTGCTGCAATATTAAACGCTTCTCTTTCTAGTAGTTTTAAACTATTAAATACACTTGTTCTAAAATTATTTACCTCGACTGATGTAAGATTGTCAAATACCATTTCTAGCTCTGCTTTACTTAAAACTTTATCACCATCAGATACACCATTATATGCTTCAGTAGATACCTCGGCAAGAAACCCACTATTAAGTTTAATATCTATTCCGTCAGCTTGTACTTGATTCCAATCAATTTTACCATCTTTGATGTATTTTGCATCTATCCCTGAGGTATCCATCACCTGATTCTCTACCGCTTTAAAGGAAGTAGCGTAGATTTTTACTTCTCTTGCATTATCAGGTTCGTCTATTACAATTGCTCTCTTTAGTTCTAAAGCTTTTACAGGGCCATATTGTTCTGTAGACTGTGCAATTAGATCATCAAGTGCTTTACTCTGATCTGTACTCATTTGTACTCTATCTCTAAAAGCTTCTGCTGTCTCATAAGAAACTTTAAAAGTATCACCACCTAGTTTAATATCTGTATACAAATCTTCGTTGGATTTAGTTATACCTATTTTATTTAAACCTGCTCTTATAATACTTGTATTATCAGGAGAAGTTAATCTATTGGTAGCATCGATTAGAATTTTTTCATAAGGTGCTTTTATTTTCTCCTCAGATACTAGTACTCCATCCTCTATATATTGACCATATTTTGCATATTTTTTTTGATATTCTCTTAAATTATCTGCACTTTGGATAGTTGCTTGGCTTCTTATTTGCTCCATTATAGATGGATCTGCATTCTGCATAGTGCTTGTAATACCTTCTGCTCTATTTATTCTTTCCATTTCTAAATGTCTTAGATAGTTATGTACGTCTCCTCCCTCTCTAACATCATTAACATTAATACCTTTTTTAATCATGTCTTTAACTTGAAGATCATAAAAACTACTTGCTTGTTTAAGATCAGCTAGTGCTGATGCCTCTGCTACAGTATTAGTTCTTTTCAGATGTTCTAATCTAGAATTAGCTCTTCTTTGCATTACCATATCGCCTATACCTAAAGCCATAGCTGCATAACCAGCAATCTTTGCTTTTTTACGTCTCTTTTTACTTCGCTTCTGAGCCGATGCTAGAAGAGATTGTCCGTATGCTTGAGAACCTTCCCCTATATCTACTTTCCAATTTGCCATTTTATTTTATCCTCTTTGTTCTAATAAACTAGATTTATCATTTGTTGGTGTTGCCCTGTCTGGCATATCTGCTCTATTATCTATGTCCACCCTACCTAATAAACTTGCGGGTAATGGTACATCTTTGATTCTTTCTTTTATCTCCGCAGATACACTACCTCCATTAGTATTAGTAATCTTACGTTGTGCTTCACCCATTAAAGTGCTCAGACCTTCCATTCTTTCTTCAGGTGTAGCTTCTTCTGCATCTATATCGTCTTCTTCATCTATACGATATTTAATACCTGCTTTCTCAGCCATAGACATAATCATATACATAGTAGGTTCTACAAGCTGTAGTAATAAATCAGGATTCCATGCACCTTTTTGAAATCCGTCTATTAAGAATGCCTGTGTTATCGCTGTTATAGGAACACCATCAGATATAGCAATTATTATATTTGTAAACATTTCATCTTCAGTTAACATTTCAAATATAGTATACGAAGCTTCCTCTAAAGTAGTATATGTCGGAGGTCTTTCATAAGGCTGTGGGTTATCAGGTGAGTTAGTTAAAGATTGCCCAGGAGTTGGTCCTGAAAAACTTGATAAATGCTCAAGCGCTTCCTCATTAACATTTACATTGTCTTGTTGTATTGCCATAATTGTTTCCTATAAATTAATCCTATGCTTCTTTCTTTGCTCTAGGCATCCACATCATATAATGCGGATCTTGATAATGCGCGGCTTGTACTATCCCTTGTTGCCAGAACTGACTTGCTGGACCATAAGGAGCTTGTCCTACTCCGCCACCTATAGTCCAA